CCATAATACAAATCGTCTTCCATGTCTAATAGGTCCATCACCTTCCAAAAAATGTGGTTTTCCATGCAATCAAAAAATTATAAAAATCAAAATAAAGCAGTGAAATTCCAGCCAAGTTGTTCAAATAAAGATTTACATACATCATCATGGAAAGATTTCCTGTCAATTGTTTTCAAGATATTAAAATCAGATCGTTTACATGGATATTTATGTCTTCTGAGTAATTGAAATAATACATATTGTGTATTAATAAAATTTTTTCTATCAATTTGATTATTTTTCCTATATTTTTGATCATATGCATTTGTTAAAGTATCAAAATCATCTAATAATTGTGGTTCAAGATTTGACAAATCATCAGGTTTTTGTCCAGTTAAGACAACATGAATTAAAACAATATCTTCATAATGTTTAGAATATCCAGTTTCTTTTAAAAATATATAAATATGTTCTTTCGTAATATTTGTACATCGTTTTTGTATACAATCACCTTCAATTAATAAACCGTGTAAAACAAATTGCTCTATAAGTCTATCATATACTTTTTGATCAATTGTTGCATTTTGTTTACCTTGAAATTGATTTATACAATCTCTAAAATGTATTTTTCTATCATATGTATATTTGGTTGCCATATTAACTCTTTCCACATCTTTGTAACTTGAAAAGTTTGATACTATACCTAACATTGTACCACATGAGGTACAAACATAGTTATTTTCTACAATATCAACATTTTTTGTATTATTACATTCGGGTGATGTACATATAATTTTTTCAATTTTTTTTGATGAAATTTCAATATTAAGATTGATGTATTTTTGTGCAATTTGATAATAAGATATAATAAGTTGGTCTTTATCTATATTATTATTAGAAGTTTTACCCATAAAATTAATTTTTACTGGATTTGTTAGCAAATTTTTGTAAGTATTAAGGATTTCAGTTGTTTCCATAATATAAAAATTATAAGATATTTTATTTTCAATATCTGCAATTTTTTCATTTAAATCTGTCAAATTATTTTCTAATTGGGTGCGTGTTTTATGTAAAAGATTTGGTAATTCAAGTGATTCAGTAATTCTATTTAATTTTTGATGATAATTAGGTAAATTTGATTCATCTTCTTTAAACTTTTTTAAAATATCTTGATGAATAGCTAAAATATCTATGTCATTCATTTATTGAAGAAATGTCTGGTGTTCTTTAAAATATATTATAAATATAAAATATTATAATAACTATTATATTATTTTCTAAATCTCTAAAATTCTGTTTTATTAAAAATTTAAAAAAATATTGGCTATTTTAAAATATTAAAAATATGTCAAATAATTTAACAACTTGTAATTTAACATCTGGTTTTATTGATCTTGCTACATATGATGAACTTGAAAAATATATGTATGGTGGTCCTGAAGCAACCGCATATTTCGTTCGTGAAACTAGAAAAGCAACATGGTTTACTCAATGTCCTGTAACTCTTGCAAGATGTAACGGTACTGTCCAATTCGGTCAAGAATGCGCTTGGTCTATATCAAGAGCTGGTGATTATTTACTTGGCACATGGTTACATGTAGTTACACCTGAAGTTTCTGTTAAAGAAAGTGCCCAAAAAGAAGGTATCTGTATCGCATGGACCCCCAATTTTATGCACGCATTAGTAAAAGAATGTTGTATTTCTTTCAATGACTTAGTTGCCGCTCGTTTTGATGGTACACATCTCGATTTTTGGGCAGCTTTCACAACTCCAGCTTCAAAAGCTGAAGGTTATAAAAAAATGATAGGTACTCAGTTACCAAGTTATGGCTCTCATATACCTTCCTATAACTTAAACTTACCTTTACCATTTTTCTATACACGTGATTCTGGTGTCGCGTTACCTACTGCCGCACTACCCTATAATGAAATGAGAATAAATTTTGAATTCAGAGCATGGCAAGAAATGTTATTAACTTTCCGAGAAACTGGTAATTGCCCACAAGACAGAACTGGACATTACAGTTCTCCTAACTTCTGTAAAAGAAATTGCCCAGTCGTCTCCGTCGCTTCAGATCAACTTACCATGGGTGGGATTTTGAAATCAGCTGGTCATCAATATGTAGGTCTTGATGCAGAAAATCTAATTACAATGTTAGGTGATAGTGCAATTGAAGTTGATGTAAATAAAAAACTTGCAAACGGTAGTTCGTTATCAATAAATGCATTTAATTTTCAATCAGTAAAATTTAATGGTAATTCAATTACTTCTAATGATGTTTCCATTACATTTAAAAGAATAAACCAAGATGGTACAGAAACAACAATTTCAAATGCAGAAGCAACACTTAACAATTTAACAAGTACTCCAGGTATTGTTTTGGTCACTTATCGTGATAACAGATCACCTACTTCTGCACAAAATACAAATGCTATGGCTGTACGTGTTCTTAATGTTGTCTCTGATATTAATACACATAGTACTATCGGATTACTAAATAACAGATATTCTCACTTGAATTATGATGCTGATATTTGTGATAAATGTTTACTTATGACTGGAAAAGATACAGGCCCTTTCTCTTCATCAATTTTAATTAAACCACCAACATTAAATGCCAATAACGTACAAGTATGGGCCAATTATGCAATTGTCTCTAATGAAGAACGTAAACGCATGGCCTGTGCTCCTCGCGATATGTTAATTGAACAAATTCAAACAACACCAAGTTCTAATTTCGGTGGACAAAGCCCATTCCCTGGCACAAACACAAACTCAAGCTCAACTGTTCAATCTTTCGATATTAGATTTTCTCATGCAGTTAAAGTCATCTTTTTCGGTGCTAAAAACACAACATTCAAAACCGTACATTCAAACTATTCAACCGGTATTCCTTGCCTATCTAAAGAATCTTGTAATGGTTGTCTTTCTGTTCAAGCTCTTGCAGGTTCCGGATATGGTGGTCGTGATGGTAATAAATTATTATATGCACTCGGCCTATCCAGTGCAGCTCATACAGAAACAGTAGGCGTTGCCACAAGTAACATTGGCGAAAGTAGTCTTTGTGATATTGTTAAGGTTAACACTAATGTCGTTGGATGTTGCAATAGTAGTGATCCAATATCAACTTCAAGTATCATCTATGAAAATACACCAAGAATTTGTCTCATGACATCAGATTACTATAATCAAGTACAACCATACTATCATGCAGTCTCTATTCCTTCATCAGAAACAAGTCCAGTATTTTGCCCTGATGGTTTACATATGTATTCTTATTCTCTAGATTTTATGAGTCTTGATCCACTTGGTTCAACTAATTATGGTAAATTAACAAACGTATCTATTAATGCAACCGCTTCTAGAGATTGGGGACTTGGTGCTTGTGTAAGCAACTCCTCTTTACAAGTAATGTATGATAAAAATGGTAACACTTTACCCTCCAATTATCAACAAATGTTCACTAATTTACCATCCAATTTAACAGAAACTGAAGATATTTTACTCGCCGGTTATAGAGGTAATCATACTATTAAAGGTGGATTAGAATTAATCGACAGTATTAAAAATACTCAAAAATTCTCTTTCAGATTTGTCTGTTCCGCTGTAAGTAACAATATTGTCAGAGTATCAGGTGGTGCTCTTGGGTTCCCAGTTCTATAAGGTTTTAATATCACTTAATAGAAATTATTTTAATAAAATAATTTCCTAAATATGTTTTATTTCCAAATCTGATTATTTGTAATCACACCTCTATTTCTCAATTCCTCAAAACAATGAACTGTTACCATTACATCATTCATTGCATCATGCAATTGTTCTTTCGGTTTAGTTCCAAATAATGTTACGTACAACTCTATCAATTTCGGATATTTATAATTAATCTTTCTCTGTTTACTCGATTCTCTACTCCTTAATTCATATCTTGGCATATACCTTGAAGGCAACTTGCAAAATTCTATTGTACTCTTCATTGTACAAAATAATTTCAATTTATCAATTGAAACCTTCATACCAGTTTCTGTAAACATCTCATTCACATATACTTTATAATCAAAATCAATATTGTGTGCAATCAATACACCACCATTTCTTAATACTTCCATCACATCATTATGAAATAACTCAATAACTTCTTTCGCTGTTTTTCCATCTCGATCCAATATTTCAGTTGTCAAATGTTGATGAAAATCAGTGTTTATCTCAGGATTTCCAGAAATCATATGATTGGTTTGTTTTACAATTTTTCTTTCCTCATCAACAATAACCCATGCTAATTGAATAGCTCTTTGCTGAATCGTTTTATCTTCAAAATTTATTCCAGTCGTTTCAAAGTCGAATAACAAATAACTCATAATATATACATTTATATTAAATTGTTAAAAATAAGTTCATTTTTATAAAAATTTTCCTACATGTAAACATATTAATGTAAATCCAATCCACTTTAGTATATTGTAATTATTTGATTCTTGATTTTTATTCAAGTCTTTTGTCAAAACATCCATTTTATTTTCTACACTTGTTAATTTATTCTCAATATGTGCAACTCTCATTTCAAAAATATTTATTTTCTTTTTCAAATCTGTCTTATGATATAATCTTAAATCTCCTGTTGAACAGGTTTTATGTAATATATTCTGTTTGCGTTCAGGAATTAAATCAGAAATCAACTCCTCTGTTTTTGTTATTTGTTTGTTAATTTGATTAAATATATTATTTTGATCACCCGTTATATTATTTTTTTCAACACTTTCTGTAATTTCTATAAATTGTAAATTACCATCGCTATTCGAATTATGTAACCTATTACTATCACATGGAGATATTGAACCACTATCTGATTCTAACACATAATCAGACCCATCTGAATGTTTGTCTGAATCTTCTATATTCATTTATTTTTATCTTTATAAACTTTTTTTTAAAATTAAAAATGATTTTTAATTTTATTCATTTAAAAACTGAAAACAATTAAATAAAATCAAACAATGAACAACACACAACTGACTGACCCTCAAGGGTTCGATATCAAAAATATTATTTTCTCCAAACCCGAAAATAAACAAATCCCAAATGAAGACCCATCCGCTCCTAAAATGTTTTACAAAACCATCAGAATTGGTGCACGTAATCCTGACGGAACAAAAGGTGATCTCGTCTTTGGAACTACAGAACTGTTTAGCTTTGGTGTTTCTGAAAATACAGAAATGGGTTCAACACGCATTAATGGTTACACTATGCCATTGTGTCTATGGAGTAAAGACGGCGCAACCCCTGGTGAAGAAGCATTCGTTAGCACTTTCAACGGTACAATCGAACGAATTAAGAAACATGTGTTGGACTCTAAGGATGAAATCGAAAAATATGATCTTGAAGAATCAGAACTTAAAAAACTTAACCCACTCTATTGGAAACGTGAAAGAGGAAAGATTGTTGAAGGTCAAGGTCCAACACTTTATGCAAAACTTCTTTACAAGAAAGGTGCAGATGGTGGAAAGATTCTCTCCGATTTCACTCACTTTGAAAATGAATCTTCAATCGATCCAATGACCCTTGTTAAGAAATACTGTTTTGTAACAGCCGCTATTAAGATTGAGTCAATTTACATTGGCACCAAAATTTCAGTTCAATTGAAACTTGTTGAAGCAATCGTTCGACCTCTCGAATCTGGACCTAAAAAATTGCTAAGACCTACTTCAAACCCAACAGTTACTGTTACCACTTCTGCTTCAGACGCCCTTCAACAAAACTCTGATTCTGGATCCGATGATGCCGGTTCTGATGACGATGATGATTCTGATGCCGGTAGTCTAGATGAAGATGACGGAGCTGGTTCAAAACCTGAACCTGAGCCTGAACCTGCTCCAGCAGCACCCAAACGTCGGGTCGTTCGTAAGAAAGCTCAGTAAGAAACTCACGGTAATAAACTCACAGTAATAAACTCACGGTATAAACTCACGGTATAAACTCACGGTATAAACTCACAGTATAATCAAATATTTTGACATATTCGTGTCAAAATATTTAAACAAAAATGATTTTTTTTTTATGATACCATAATATCGTCATATATCATGACTTCAAGAGTTTCAAGTTACAAAACAAATAATGCTGCATATTCTAATAAAGAAATCAGTAATCAAACAGGCCAATCAGCTGATATATCAGCTGATCTATCAGCCGATCCAAAACCTGAATTTAATCTAACTGAAAATGATCATCAATTTGCTGATAAAAATACAAAAAGAGCTATGGATAACGTTTCAGCACAAGAAACCAAAAAAGCTAAAACCCACTCTGTTATTTTTATGCAAAAAGCTGCTGCAACCAAAGGAGAAAAACAACAAGCAATCACCCGTTACGAAAAATACATTGCAGAATTGCAAACCACCACACAAAATTTTGATGAACAGGATAAAGCAAAACTTCAAGCAAAGGTTTTTAAACTAACCAACAAACTTAATGAAATCAAATCTCTTTCTGAACAATATATTAATCTGATTACAGAAAATTTTGATGAACTTACCAAAGAAAAAAGACTATTGGAAGAATATTCTGAAGATTTGAATGAACAAAATAAACAATCAATTGAAGAACTCGATGAACTGGAAGATACACTGAGAACAACCAAAGAAAAACTTGCTTTTACAGATAAAGAACTAACAGATTATCGTGATCATGCTTTGCAACAACGACTCGCAAGATCTAAAGAACACACAAATGAAATAATGTATTATATTTATGCTTTGTTGATTACAAACTTTTACACATGGATGTTTTCAACATATGGTTTTGATTACACCATTTATGGTCACTTTACAATAATTTATTCTGTATTTCAATGGATAATTTATTTGTTCCTGTCAACAATTCATGGAATCACCAATACAACTGATTTCATATTTGGAAACATAATCAAAAATAATTAATTTTTTTTTCATATAATAAATATGAAAAAAAAACGTTCTTATAAATTTGAACCTACAACTATGACAATTACTATGATCGTTATAGCCTCGTTATCAGTAGTAACAGCTACCACAATTGGATTATCTGCTGTTGGTGTACTTCCTGATTGGTTTGGTTTACAAAAAAAGAAAAAAACACCTATAGGATCTATCGATGGATCTATCGATGGATCTATCGATAAGTCAGTTAATAAAATATGTTCTGGTAATTTCTGTATTAATGGAATATCAACAACAGAATCATATACAAATAATACATCCTAAAAATTTAACATAGTAGAACCTTTCAACGAAATATTAACAAAGATTGAAAATAATAGTTTAATCAGCATTTCGCGAAAAATTAATTCATCCGACAACAAACAACGTGAAAATATGACCCTAATTGTAGAGGCTAAATATGGTACTGGTGGTACTAGTGGTACTGGTGGTACTAGTGGTACTGGTGGTACTAGTGGTACTGGTGTTGCTAATTCAGGTGATTTAATTATAGAATTAGAGACAAGTCAAACAAGCAAAAACTCACATTATATAAACATTTTACATGTAAAAGAAGATATAAATATGGCGAAAGAAAATTTATATCAACTGTTGTTTTCTATTACAGGGATTTGTAGTAACCCAAAAGATAAATATCGTGTTTGTGATAATGTAGGCGAAATTTATGAAGATATTACAAGCAATCCAGACATAAATATTTGTAATAATGCAAAATCTACAGAACATGATTGTCCATCAGATTCAGAAAATAAAACTATAGAAACATTTAATAATATACCAGATTTTATAAACAGATATATTAAATTATTAAAAGATAATATTAACTTTTATTGGATTTTTAATAATGGATCTATGTTTTTTATGAACAGTGCCATCGCGATATATGGTATGAAATTTGATATTACAGAAAATGATATGACATATACACGTGACATTGATATATTTAAAAAAAATATGAAAAATGTAGATAGAAAATATAATCGACCCACAAGATCAAATTTAGTGAGGATGTTTTCATATCCTATTGTGTTTGATAACCAATATATTGTTAGTAGAATATTTGTTAATGATCCAAAGAATACACTTATGAAAAAAATACCTGCACGTTCTAGTATTGATCCTACACGTTCCAGTATTGATCCTACACGTTCCAGTATTGATCCTACACGTTCCAGTATTGATCCACCAGAACCTACACTTTCTTATACATGTGAATATAATGAAGCAGATAAATCGACAATCGAAATTGAAGAACCTGTGGATTCGAATAATTGGAAAAAATTAACAGATTTTGGACAAAACGAAGATATTAATTTATTTGATAATCTAAGAAAATTTAGAATAAAAACACAAAAAGGAGATTATAAAGAGTTTTATCATAGAGGTAATTATCAAGATAATGTAATTGATCCGGATACATTTGAATATACTACAAATGATAACAAGATACCAATTTCAAAAAGACAACCAAATGGTGCTATAAGTATAATAGATAAAAAAACTGGAAAATCACGTATGAAATTTAGTTTTTCGCTATTAGTAATTATTTTAACAGTATCATTACAAGAAAGTTTTGGATTAAATAATAGTAATGCAAGTATTATAGAAAAAATTAAACAAGAAAAATCCTTAGATGCTGATGAAAAGAAGAAAGTAAATGACATGTATGATAATTTAGAAAAACTGTTACTAGAATTACATAATCGTAAGATGAAAAAATATAAATAAAATATTTGTTTCAATTATTTAACATTGAAAATCTTAATTGATAATTTTTTAACACATACAATAATGGCGTGTATAACCATTTAGTTTCAATAACCTGCACTCGCTTACGAGTCAAGGCAACAAGATTCTGCTCAACATTGAGATCCTGATACCAATTTAATAATATGTTATTAAATTGTTTCGGAATATGTTCTAAATAAGCTGTTCCTTGAATAATTTCTTGTTTTCTTATCGGAATACCATTTTGGATAATTCCTGTATATTCGGAGTATTTTCGGGTGATTTTGTTTATGGTATTCAAAAAATTTTGATGAGAATTATAAGAAAAGTTATATTGAAATTTAATATAATTATCATGGATAGAATTGTTAATAGAATCTTCAGCACATTTTTCCAAGATAAGATTAATTAATTCATCAGGAAGTAAAAATAAATAATTCATATCAATAGTTTAAATAAAAATAACATAAATAAAAATAACAGAAACAAATAAAAAAAATACGTATGAATAAAAGAAAAGCAATGAGCAATAAACATGTCGATCATAGACATAAAAAACGAGCCAACACAACAGAAATTCTGACAACTCCCTTAAATAATTTAGACTCCCTTATTGATATCGCTAAACAAAACAAACGCTATCAAAATATTGATAACATCACATTGCAAAGAATTTTACCATCACTCATCCAATTACAACAAATAATCGGCATGAAAGAACTCAAAGATTCAATTTTCTATCAAATTATTTATTACATACAAAATTTACACAAAAAAACCGATGATTACCTCCACACCGTCATATTAGGCTCCCCAGGTGCTGGCAAAACAACCGTCGCAAAAATTATCGGTGATATCTATTCCAATCTAGGCATCTTACGCGAACATAGCTTTACTATTGCAAAACGAGGTGATCTTGTTGGTGAATATCTTGGACAAACAACCATCAAAACTAATAAATTATTAAATAAATGTATCGGAGGTGTACTTTTTATTGATGAAATATATTCACTTGGACCAGGTACAAAAGATAAAAAAGACTCTTATTCAAAAGAAGCAATTGATGCTCTTAATATATTTTTATCAGAACATAAAAAAGACTTTTGTTGTATTATTGCAGGATATGAACAAGAAGTTAAAGATTGTTTCTTTTCAATAAATCCGGGATTAGAACGTCGATTTCCGTGGGTTCACAAAATATCTAAATATTCAAATAATGATTTGGCAAAAATTTGTTTAAAACAAATCAAAGATATAAATTGGAATACTACTGTATCTATATACGAATTAGAACAAATTGTTAAAGAAAATGAATCAATATTTGTAAATTTAGGTGGTTCTATTGAAAATTTAATAACACGTACAAAAATGTCACACGCAAAAAGAGTATTCGCGTTAGATCAATGTCATAAATTTATTATCACCACTCAAGATATAGTTAACGCAATCGAATTAATGAAAGAATCAATGATAAACCAACCAGAAGATAATAAAAAAATATTAAATTTAATGTATAGTTGATCGAATCAATACTTGATCGAATCAATACTTGATCGAATCAATACTTGATCGAATCAATATTTGATCTAAAAACATATTTTTTAAAATTAATAATGGAAAATTTTAAAAAATTTTATCCTAAAATTGATGTTTCTAAAATGTTAATTAAAAAGGGTTTTTATAAATCCATGAGATCTGATTTACAAAATCTCGATGATTGGAATTTTAATGATTTTCTCCTAATTAGTTATGATTATGTTGTCTTTATTCCAAATCTTCTAAGAAAAAATATTATAACTCATAGAACTTTGGCTAAAATACCTAATATAATTGATTATTTCGATAATATTACAAACAAATACGATGATATCCATATTAATTATATTTTTTCAATTACAAATCACTCTTCCTTTTCAATAAATAAATATTATGAAAACTCTTTACAAAATAAATATTTTGAAATCTTACATAAATTTGTTATTCGTAACAATTTAACAAAATATAAAGATGGATATATCTTCAACAGAAATTCTCTTACAGATGAATTTCAAACCATATTATCATTAATTAGACAAGATTTTTCTAAAATTAGATTCATTAATGATTCTGTTTACAGAAATCTTATCCCACCATCTTGATTTTTATAATTTTTATATTTGTTGATATTTTTATACATTTTTATATAAAAATTTATTACATTATATAAAAATGAACAAAACTACTAAAATAATAATCGGTATTGTATTT